TTCAGCAGATTACCAACTTTATGACCTTGACCGACCCCAATGCGGTCTTGGCCGTTATGCCTACCGACCTTCAATACTTTGAGGATGGAACGTTTAATGACACGGTAGAAACCACTCCTGTTGCTCGTTGCTTTCACTCCAAGCGAGTTTGGGGGTGGAAGGATGGTGAGTATGCTATCCTAAAAGCCGATTACGGCTCGGAGGTTGAGCATGGCCGTGTTAAGTCCGATGAAGGCTTGGTATTCTACATCTTTGATAAGAATGAGATTCAGATAGCCAAGCAAATCGGCAAGAAGAGCGATTATGAGTTTGAGATAGGACTTTACTATCGCCACAACCTCGGTTATTTGCCTTGCACAAGGCTCGGAGGTATTTCGGTGCAGGAACACGGAGATTACTATTTCCAATCGTTTTACACCCCTGCTATACCAGCCTTAGACCAAGCCGTATGCGATTTCAGCACCTTGCAGATGTCCAAGTTCAGCCACGCTTTCTTGCAGAAGTGGGAGTATGTGGATGATTGCGATAAGTGTAACGGATCGGGGCAGATTGAGGAGGCTTTAGGCTTTGAGGAGAAGGTGGCGATTGCTTGTTCAAATTGCGGAGGTTCTGGCACGAAGCGAATGTTCGGCCCGATGTCTGTCTATCAAGTGCAGACCCCGAATCGCTTTACTACCGAGGTGGAAACTAAGGTGAACATCCCTCCTGCGGGTTTCATTGAGTTAGACCCACAGATTCTTGATTTCTTGAACAAACAAGTCATTACGAATATTCAAATGGCCTTTGAGTTGTTGTCTATTGACGTAATGAACAACGAGAAGATTTCGGGAAGGGAAACCGCCACAGGTAAGGCTATTGACAGGGAGGAATTGTATTCCTTCCTGCTCCGTTTTGCCAACACCATCTTTGCCGACTATGAGTTCGCTATGGACACGATTGGGAGGATGCGTTATGGTGATGCTTGGGCTATGCCTGCGGTTCGCTATCCGCAGAACTTTGAGATGCGTACCGATGCGGAGTTGACCGCAGAGATTAAGTTGGCTCCGACCTTTTCCAAGGCGATGTTGGCACAGCAGTACCTTGACACTCGATTTCCCATTCAGGAGGAGAAGAGTGCGATAATGAAGTTGAGCGTACAGGTTGATCCGTTCTTCAATCTTGAAACAAGGGATGTCTTGGCGTTGGTTGCTTCGGGCATTGCCCCCAAGTGGAAGGCGATAATGCACTTTGAGTTGGAGTCTTTGATTAAGGAGGCTTTGTCGGAGAACGAGCAGTTCTTGACGCTGACCTTGGCCGAGCAGAAGGCGGTGTTGATAGAGATGGCCAAGAAGTTAGTGCCAGAGGATGAGGGTTCATCCAGAATGACCCCCCAAAGCGTTATGAACGCACGGACGGCCATCCCTGCTACACCGGTAGAGGGCGAGGAGGAATACAAAGAGGAGAAGGGCGAAGGCGAGGAGGACGAATCGTAATATGACTTTAGAGCAAATTCAGTCCAAGAAGCAGAAGAACTTGGACACGATTGGCGAGGAGTTTGGTAAGAAAGTGGAGGAATCGCAAGACCAAATCCTTCCTTTGATTATTGCCTTGCTTGCTTTATTTGATTACGACAAGGATGGCAATATCTCGTTTGACACGGCCAATTACGCTCGTGTTGATGCGTTTATGCGAGGCGTTGATGATATTGTTGCAGGGAGTAAGTATTTTGATGCCTTGGTCTTTTTAACGGACAAGGTGGATGCCCAAGCTGAACTGACCAAAGAGATGTATCGCAAAATGGGACTTGACCCCGATGCGATTTCGGGTATTGATTACGAGGCTCAAATGACCTCTATGCTTGAAGACCTAACGAACTTCAATTCGGGTTTTTCGAGTTCATTGAGAAACCTCGTTCTTGCGTCTATTGCCTCTGGCTCTGCTCGGACATATTTAGAGGAGGGTATTGCTCAATTTGTAAAGGGCGGTGATGGGAGAAAGGGTTTGCTCTTTGACACAGCCACGCTTACGGCAGACACGATGTTTGCGGTAATTGACCGCTCGTTCACCTTTGCAATGGGCGAGGCTTTAGGTATCAAGAAATACTTGTACGCAGGAGGCTTAATAAGCGATTCTCGGCCATTTTGTGTGGCAAGGGATGGTAAGATATACACGAGGGAAGAAGTGCGTTCTTGGGGCAGATTAGGCGATTGGAGAGGCAAGATTGTGGGAACAAATGAATCCACGATTTTTATTTACTTGGGGGGCTATCGTTGCAGGCATTGGCTTATCCCTCAAACTTGATATTACCATTATTGTTTATATTTGCAACATAAAACCAAAAATCTATGAATGAAAGAATAACCGGCAGAGTAGTACCTGTTTTAAGGGCTGATGGCGAGCAGATTCGTGTAACGATTGAGGTGGCGAGGAATACCGAGTTCTTAAAGAAGTACGGTATGAGAATCCTTGATGAGAGTGCGATGACGAGAGTTCCCGAAGTATCGTTTGATGCGATTGAGGAGCTTCCCAAGCGCAGACCGATGTTGAGACCTGTTGAGGAGTCTGTTACTGCGGTCTCTGACCAGCAGCTTATGGATTCAACGCCCGAAGTTCCTCTGATTGAGGAGGGGCAAGATGAAGTTCCAACCGAAGAAACCACAACCACTAAAACCCGTAGAAAATGAGTATAGATTCAAAAGAGATGGCCAAATGGCTTTTTGACCAAGAGAAAGAGTTTGAGAGCCTTGACCAATTCAAGGAGGAGCTTGCGAAGAAGTATGTTGCTCGTGAGGTAGCTGTTGATGACGAGGATATTCGCAACAAGGTAACGGGCAAGACGCTTGGAAGCCTTGAAACCAAGTTCAAGCGTGCTTTCAATCTGACCGAAGACGATGTGAAGGGCAAGAAGTTATCGGATTTGTTTGAGGTTGCCCAACAGCGCATTCAAGCTCAAGTGGATGAGCTGAAAGTTCAAGCCCAAAGTAGCGGCAAAGATGATGAGGCGTATAAGGCGCAACTTGCCGAGCTGAAAAGGCAGAAGGGTGAGTACGAAACTTTGGCGGGGGAGCTGACGCAGAAGTTGGAGCAGAAAGAGGTGGAGTCGCAGAAGGCCATTGACAATTACATTATAACCCAAGAGGTTATGAAGATTAAGGCCAATATCCCTTGGAGTGATTCGGTCAATTCCCTTGCCAAGAAAGGCTTTGATATAGAATTGAATGAAAAGTATATCTTTGCATTGTCGGATGGGAAGCTGACGGTAACGGATAAGCAGGGCAACCAAATCAAAAATGATAAGGGTACTGCGTATCTTTCGCCCGAAGAATTGGTAAGGAGTGAGGCTGAAAAAGCTCAAATGCTCAAGAAAGCAGGAGATGCAGGTAAGCAGGACACGCCTCCAATTCGGACTTCTACTTCCAACAAAGAGGGCACTCGTGGTGAGCGTTTCCTTCACCCAAGAGCCATAAGGCATAGAGAAGAATTAAACGCACGATGATGTGTCGGGAGGACAATAAGCTCCATAGTGCCTGGCTTGGCAAGAAATAGCCGACAAATCTTTATTTCATTTACAAAAAATGTCATACGCTTTTTCATCCTTCGTATCGTGTCCTAACATTCAGGAGCGTTTGGATGCCGGTTACTTCAATGCCGACCCAACGATGTTCCCTGGGCACATTAATACCCTTCGTGCGGTTACAAGCCCAATGAACGAATCGGGTATTTTGCAAAACCAGATTGACTCCAAGAACGGTCATTACCGCCAAGTGGAGGTCGTGTATCAGCCTCGAATGACTGATGCCACCTCTGTTTCTGCGACCTTGAACTGTGCTGCTGGAGCCGAGTATGGTGAAACCTCACGGGTTTACAACATTGACCCCAATGTAGGCGCATCTCGCAGATGGTCTATTGGTCTTGATGATTTAGCTCCTCGTTGCGAAAACGATGAGACCTATATCGCTCGCCAATTAGCTATGCAGATGCAGGCTATCAAAAGGTTTATGAACCAAGAGGCTGTTACTTTCATTGCCACTAACAATGGCTTGTACTCCACCGACCCAGGTTCCACGGTGAACGTTGCTCGTACTCTTTTGACAACCAAAACCAAAAACACCACCACCGGTGTGTTCTTGGATGACTTCTTGTCCGATGTTGTCTATCAGTATCAGTTGGCTGAGGCTTGGGATCGCCCCATCATCCTTGGTGGTGAGCTTGTTCAGAAGTACATGACCGCATTGAAATCTCATTGCTGTGCAACGGTAAACGTTGACCTTCAAGCAATGATGAACTCCGATGCTCAGTCGTATTTCTTCTTCGAGCCTCGCATTGGTACTGCTCAGGGTAACTCTAATGGCTTTGCGTTCCTTGCTCCAGGTGGTGTGCAGATGATTCGTTACAACGCCTTCCGTGGTGCCAATGGTATCCGTGTAATTGATGACCAATCCATTAAGAAGGGCACGATTTCCGACCCTGAGACCGGCTTGGAATTTGATTACTATGCTCAGTTGGATTGTAACCAATGGAAATTCTTCATTGGCCTTTCCTACAAGTTTGTAACGCTGCCTTCTGATGTGTTCTTCTTGAACGATCAGCTCCGTGGCGTGAATTACATCTTCGAGGGTACTGTGAACAACTAATCCTTCGGGTTGTATGCGACAAGAAGGGGGTGCGAAAGCATCCCCTTTTTTGTTTTACCTTTGCCTTATGAGTAATTGTTGGGATAATTTAATTGGTATTCGTGGACTTTGCTCTGCGGGTACACCGCCCATTAGTGGCCTTTATATCAATGACCTAACGGGCATAGGGCTTCGAGACCTTGATTCTGGCGTGAACGAGGAGGACAAGACGGCCTTTACGCTTATTGAGCGCAAGATTGACCAAGCGGCCAATATGCTGAAAGCGGAGTCTTTGGCTTACTTGCAGAGCCGTTGGAATTACACGACTTCGGCCTTTAATGGCGATTTGGGGTTCTATGGTGAGTCGCTTGAATCGTTACCTGCCGCTGCGGTTTGGAGGGGCATAGGGATGAGGTATCGGCAGGTGGATTACATTTCGGTTACGATTTCTTCTATCAGCCTTTTGCTTCCAAGTTCGGGTGTTGTGCCGGTGAGGGTGGTGGATTTGAGAACAGGAACGACCTTGGACACCTTCAATATCACTTCGGTAGCCAATGCGGTTACGAGGGTCGTGATTAACAAGACGTACCAATCCAACGGGCAGATGCTGAACCTGGCGGTGGTTTACAATGCGACTTCGGTAGCTTCGTTTCAAACGGGCTTGTATCCGACCTATGGATGCGGTGGTTGCAGTAGGAACTATCGGTGGACAGAGAATATGTTGGAGAGAGCCATTGAGATACCCACGAGTTCGCCCTTGCTTGACTTGAACATAAGTGGTGGAGGATTCACGGGTGGGTTGAGTGTTCAGTATCAAGTCGCTTGCAGCTTTGATTCTCTTTTGTGTGCCCACATTACGCAATTAGGCTATCCCTTGCTTTACAAGGCGGGGATGTTGCTATTGAAGGAGATGGAGTTCTCCAAGCGGTTGAATGGGGTGATTGTGTTCAATCGGGATATGAACCAAGAGCTTTCGGAGTATTACCAAGCTCAATACGATCAATATATGAAGCGATACTTTGAGCAGGCAAACCTACCCGAAGACGGTTGTTTTTCGTGTCGGCAGAGGGTAAGGCAGGCTTCTCGCATACCTTAAAAGGTGGACATTAAGGATTACATACAGAAACTTGAAACGCAGAAGTCTTCTTTGGGAAGGCACTTGGCTTCATCGCTTGACCAAGCGGCTCCGCAAACGCAAGAGCAAGAGGTTCTGCCGAGGATTTTTGAGAAGGGTCTGAAGCCCGATTTGGCCAAGATTGGCAATTACGCAAGCGAAAAATACAAGAAAAAGAGAAGAGACAGGGGCTTGCAAGTGGCTTTCATTGATATGAAATTCACGGGTTCATTGAAATCGGAGTTCAGCGTTCCAAAGAAAAGGCTCACCGGGTCTAAGCCTAATGTTGAGTTCTTGGTCGTGAGCGATTTGAACACCGAGAAAGTTGTTGACAATGAGGCTCGCAGAGGCACTATCTTTGGGTTAGCAAGCAAGGAAAAGGCTTATTTCGTTAACCTACTGACCAAGTTATTCTTTAGCAAAGTATTCAAATGATAGCGACCCAGGTTATTGACGAGATATTTGCTCGGTTGAATGCTTACAAGTTGGTAAGGCATACAGGGTTTGCGGAGATGTTACCCGATAGGGATGGCAAGGTTATCCCGGCTATCTATTGTAGCAATGGCGATTACAGGCACGTTGTGGATGATTACGATTGGAATGAGGGCGTTGCTTACATTCGTTACAACGGCAGGGAGCGTTCCGAGGTAAAAGACGATGGAAATTACATTGGATGCCAAGACCTCCTTCGCATTGTGTATCCCTTGTCCTTGGTGATTATCGGTAAGCGGAAAGCGAAGCGACCTTACGAGGTTGCCTCTTTGGTGCAGAGCAAGATTAGCGGTATGTACGAGGCTTTGGCTTCGAGTGTTGGGGCGATAAGCATTGACGTTACTTCTATTTCTGCAAATTACTCTATTAAGGATAATTTGGAAACCGAATTTGAGGGGGCGAAGATTGTGTGGGACACGGCATTGTATATGGTTTCGTTGGACTTGGAGGTGGAGGTGATTGGCGATGCTTCTTGCTTGAACGATGAGGAGCCTTGCGATTACAACACTCTGGCTGTTGACGATGACTTTGATTTCTCCTATGAAGATTACAACATTTTAACCTATTGATATGGCACGCAAAAGAATTAGGGAGTTAGATGCACAGGCTTCAATTACTTCCACGCTCAAATTAGCGGTTGACGATACGTCTTTGACTTCGGCCAAGCGCATTGATATTTCGCAATTAGATGCGAGGTATGGGGCTGTTGGCGCACCTTGTTACTTGGAGTGGTTTCAGGTAACGGGAAGCCCTGTAAGCCCTATTGCCACGCAGAATGTCTTTGAGTTGCTCAATGTAACGGCTGCCACCGTTGGCGTGAGTTCTTCTTCTTGCTTGACCGCTACGGCACAAGGAAGGGTAACGAACACGGGTGCGTCTGCGGTGTTTCGTGTTCAGGCAAATATCTCCGTTTCGGGCACGAACAACGAGGACATCCATATCGCTGTTGGCTTGAATGGTTCTGTTTTAACCAAATCTGCTCAATCTGCGATAATGGCTTCGGGCAACAAGGACACGGGCATTGTTTCTCAATGCTTGGTTACGCTCAATACGAATGAGTATGTGGAGATATTTGTAATGAATACCACTTCGGCCAATTCCGTAACTTTGGGTGAGGCAAATGTAATCGTTGAGAAAATAGGTTGATATGGCTTTAGCTCGTCTTACATCGTTTTCTTTTGGGGATAAGTTATTGACTTTGACCTATGGCAATGTTCAGACCTTTTATGTTTCGTATGCTCACTTGATAGCCTTTGAGCTTGACCCGAATGGCACGGATGTAAAGATTTACATTTACACGCACGGAATGACGGGCGATACGCTTTTTGTGTCGAATGCCGACCTTGTGGCTTTAGGCAGTAGTGCTTCGGCGTTCTTGGCCTCGTTGCAGGGGGTGATGGTGAATCAGTTGTTTTGGTTTGAGATATGGGCGAATTTCCTTTCTCGTGCCAAGGCCAATTCTGCTTTGACCCCTGAACTTGCGAGTTCTTGTGGTCGGTATTTTCGGTATGAATTGAACCCTCCCTTAGTGCCTACGGCCACGGAGGACTATGCCGACTTCTGGTACTTCAATCAGCGTTGCGACAACGATAGTGCCACCGCTAAGGAGGTATCGGCCTATAATTGTTTGCTCACGAGGTTTTCAGCCTTAAATCCGAATTAACGATGTCTGACCCATCTTTATTGAATATCCCTTACCGCTTTAAGGCGAGTAAATTATACAGCCAAATCCCCGAGGATGGCTTGGGCGATTTCACGGTTACTCGTTCTGCGAGTAATGTAGCGACAAGAGTTAATGCTTCGGGATTTATTGAAACCGTTGCCGATAATGTCCCTCGCCTTGATTATCCCTTGGGAGGGATTGCTAA